GTCCGCTCGGCCTCAGCGGCCTTGGACCGGATCACCTCCAGATCAGGGGTGTTTTCCATTTCGGGAATGGGGGTAGATGCGGTTTGGGCCGCTTGGCGTTGGTCCTGCATCTCCTCTACTTCCGTAGTGGGAACAGGCGCTTCATTAGTGATAATAGGTGTGGCGCCTTGACACTCCTTAGTACGTTGCGCGGTAGGGAGTTCGGGAGCAGCCTCGGTGATTAGTGAGCGGCCGATTCCGATGGTGGGATCAGCCGGGATACTCACCACGCTTACCTCGTGCGGTGACCACTTAGTTGCTACATAGTCGCCATTGCGCTCTTCCATCTTGTCGATGGCGTAGCCAAAGCTGATGCCGCGAAGGATGCCGTCCTTGACGTCGTCGAGCACCTCTTGGGCGAACTTGTTGCGGGAGAAGCGCACCTTGGCGTAGCCGCGCTTGTCCTTGCCGTTGATGTAGGCACGCTCTACTACACCGACGACCTTGTCTGGGTTGTGGTTGAAGAGCAGGGGAGCCCCGTCGTTGAGGCGGGCCAGGTCGGCTGCGTCGCCCTCGTGGCTAAGTACTTCGTTGCCGAAGTAGCGGGCCACGGGATACTCAGAACTGAAGGGGAACTCGAAGGTCCGCTCCTCGAGTGCGCGGAAGTTTGTGGCTTCGGTGCGGGTGTAGGTACCGCTTAGGTCGCGCTGAGCGGTTTCAAGGGTGCGCAGGGCTTCGATCTTGCGCAGCGTGGAGAATTTGTGGCCGACGAGGGTTTCGGTGGCGTCCCAGCCATCAGCACCTTCGCGATAGATGCGAATTAGAGCGGCAGGGTCTTCGGCGGTGGCGTTGATGCTGAACTCGGAGTCGGGGACGCCGAGGGTGCCTTCGCGCATCACGTGTTCGATACGGCCACGTGCCGTACCACCGGAGCTATTCCAGCTAACGAAGTCGCCTGTACTTAGGTCGGAGGGCTTAGCGCGTTCCACGGATTCATCAGCAGTACTTAGTTCTTCAACCTTAGTGCGCTCACCTGTTGCTTCCTCGAATTGAATCGGGGTGTAATCGTGCTCGCGAAGCCATTGACGGGCCTCGGAAGCTGTGAATTCACTTAGGCGGAAGCGGATGGCTTGAAGATCGGTGCCTTGCTCACCTGTTTTGATGCCGAAGATGAAGTCGACACCCTTGCCTGCGGCGTTGTTGCGGCGGCGGAAGCGGTCGTAAGCCGAGGGGTCCTTCAGGCGAGCGGCGTGCTCTTGTGGGTAGGGACGACCCTCATTAGGTTCTTCGGCCTCGGACATTAGGCGCTCGGGGACGATCCAGAATTTGCAGACGCCCGCTGGATCGATGTCACCGCTGACGATTTCGCAGGCGCGGGGACCGGCATAGAAGGCGCAGTTTGCGCAGACCATGCCATCGGAAGCGAAGGGGCTTTCGCTCATGTAGTGGGCACCGTGAGCACCGGAGCCCTGATCGAAGGCGCCGAGGTCTTCGGCGATCTCTTCGAGGGCTTCGTATAGCGCGACTTGCGGGGCTTTTAGCTCCGCAGTCAGTTCGCGGTCTTTGTCGATGGTGCTCATGATGTTGTCACTCCAGGATTTGCCGGGGTCGCCACCCCATGCTGCCCAGGCGACCCGGCCAGGAGAGGGATAGCCTTCTTCGCCTGGACTGAAGCCCTGGCCCTGTTTGTCTACTTCGTGGCGGGCGAACCACGCGGACATGGTGCGGACGGTGTCAGCGCTAAGGGGGTCGCCGCTAAGGATTTGTGAGGCGCGGTTTGCTGCGACTTCGGTGCCGCCTGCGTTGCCTTCTGCCTTCCAGGCCCGGTAGCGCTGAGCTTCCTCGCGCATCGCAGCGGTAGGTAAGTAGCTCATGGGTTTGGCGTAGCAGGAGGTTCTAAGGGGGAGGTGGGCGTGGATGAGGCACCAGGAATTAGACCCAGGTCCTTATCGAGAGTTAGGCCCGCATCCTTAGCAAGTTGCTGTTCGCGGGCTAGTTCGCTGACGTTGTCGTCGTAGTCGCCGCCGCTTTGGGCGATGATCTGGGACTTGGTCATGTAGCCGGCTTGCTCGGCTTCGCGGTAGGCCTTGACTTCCTTGAGCGGGTCGACCCACGTCCAGCCACGTGGCATCCAGTGAGGGGTGTCGTAACGCTCGGGGCGAAGTTCGTAGTCCGGGAAGCCAAGTTCGCCGCTGAGGACGGCGAGGCTTAGCCACTCGCGGAAGACGCGCATGTGGAAGTTCTCGATTAAGTAGTTCTGGACTACGCGCCAGTGCTCGCGGTCCTCTAAGAGACTGAGACGCGAACTTGAGTAATTAGTGTCGGAGAAGTCGCGGCTCAGGGTTTCGTAGCTACAGCCGAAACCGGAGGCGAAGCGGCGCACCTTGTTGCGCACGAACATCTCGAACTGTTGATCGGGGGAATCGATCGTGGGAACGGTGACGTTTTCGCCTGGAGCGAGGTATTTGAATGTACCGGGCTCGAATTCACTAATTCGTTGATTATTCTCTATGTCGTCGGGCGTAAGTTCCCCTTCATTATTAGTGACGAAGCCCATCAGCGATGCCCCGGCGCGAGCGCGGATGACCGCAGCTTCTTCGTAGCCCTGCAGCTGGTGAGCGTCGGACATCACCGGGTGAAACCAGGGCACACCCCGGTTTTGCGACGGCCGTTCGGGCAAAAACAGGTGAATTACGTCCTCTGCAGGGAGGAAGACGTGCTTTTCGTTGCGCTGGGGGACGTTTTGGAACCAGTAGTCGCCGGGGTGCCTTGTGAGCATGGCGTAGCGCACGGGGCGGCCCCACTCGTTCACCTCGACGCCGTTGCGCCACTCGTTGGCGGGGGCGAGGGTGGCGCCGGTGTACTCCTCATCGAGGAGGTCGCTCTCGAGGATCTGTAGCGCGAGGGGGACCTTGGAGCCGCCGAACTGGCGGCGGATGATGCGGAAGATGGCTTCGCCGGATTCGGGAAGAGCGCCGGTGGCTAGCCATTCGAGTTGGTGGAAGCTGTAGCGGCCAGCTACGTCGCAGTGCTCAGCACGGCTCCACACTTCCCACTTAGCTTCGATGAGCTTGTTGATGCGGTCGTCGCGCTTGTTGCCGCGAAGCTGCTGCACCTGGCTTTGCAGCTTGATGCCGGTACCGACGACGTTGATCTGGGTGGTGCGCTTGGCCTGCTTGGCGTAGGGGTTGTTGCGGACTAGCTCGCGGGAGCGGTCGCGCAGTTTGCGCAGGCTGGTGCGGATCTCCGCGTCGGCGCTGGTCTGACTAGCCAGCCAGTCGGCGGTGAGTCGGGAGATGATGGCGCCTTGGTACTGGCGGCGCCCGGTGCGTGCCGGGGCGACGGGCTTGGCAAAGCCGAGTGCGCGAAGGAGATTAGTGCGGATGCCCATCGTCTTAGTTGAAGCGGACGAACATGTTGCGCGGGTTGCCGAGGCCGTTGGCCATGAGTTGCGCCGCTTCTTCGCGTTTTACGTCAGCTTTTAGCTTTGCTTCAAGCTGAAGTAGGTCGGCGAGGTCGTACTTCTTCAGATTACGGGTGCCGATGCGATATTCCTGGACCGCTCCACCGTTGAGGATGGTGCGGATCGCGGCTTGGACCGCATCAAGGTCTTTCTGGGCTTGGGTGCGGCCGTCGTAAGCGGTGGGGATGCCGGCGTAAGTGAGTGCAGGCAGCACTTCGGTGGAGCCCGTACCGACGGTGATGGTGGAGCCGGCCTTAGTGGCGATGGCTTGCCAGTACCAAGTGCCGGCATCGAAAGGTGCGCTGGTAGCGGCAGAGATGGTGAACTGCCAGCCACTTCCGTAGGCAGTGCCTACAACTGTTGCGCCTTCGGCTGCCGTATTAGTGCGCAGGTAATAGGTGAGGGTGTAGTCGGCACTGCTTATGGGGTTGCCGAGGTTGTCGACGGTGGCCTCGTCGCGCCACGTGATGGTGTCGCCGGCTTGGATCTGGGAGGGAATCTGCACGGGCTCACCAGCTCTTGACGAAATTGCCTCGTTTAGGGGCGTTTTGTTGTTGTGATCGTAGCGGAGCTGCCTGCTTAGGTTCATTACGGCGCTCTAGTTGGTCCCAGATAGTGCGCCTGTCGTATTTCTGGTAGAGGCGATGCAAAGCGGCGTAGGCGTAATTCATCTCGTCAAGTGCCTCGTTTGCTGCTTGGCTTTTCTTTACCCAAATGCGCTCGGGGAAGCCGTTGCGGAAACGCAGGATCTGCTTCTCGGCTGTGAGTTCCTCGAAGTAGTCGGTGCCGATGGTGGCATAAAAGTGCAGGTAGCCGGGTCCGGGATCGTTGTGCTTGAGGCGGCCGAAGAGCAGAGACTTGATGCCATCGGAGCCAACGGGGAAGAGCTGTGCCCCCTTCTTTAGGGCTTTGCCTTTGAAGTTCACGTCCACCTTTGTGGCCTTGCCTAGGGGTGGCTTGCCCTTTTGGCTTTGGCCTTTGATGGCGATGACGCCGATGTTGGCGCGTTCGCGGGCGTATTGGTAGACCTCTTGGGTGTGGTGACCGCCGGAGTCGATGGCGCAGCACAAGACGCTAAGTTCTTCGCCGGTTTCGCTGGTGTAGGGCTTACCAAGCACCTCATCGAGCTGTTTCCAGACTTCGGGGCGGCTTGGGCTGCCGTAGATCTTGACGCGGTCGATGAGCCAGCCTTCTTCTTCGCGGCCCCAGGCCCAGACGCTCAGGCTGAGGCGATCGTCCTGAACGTCGCAGCCCACGGTGAGGGCAAGCGCTTCTGGTGGCGGGCAGTGTTGCTTGTAGGTCTCCTTACCGGCGCGTT